CATCATGGGACGCTCATCATTTGAATTGGCAAATTGTTTACCTAGCCAGTAGTTTTCGTTCTCGTCCTGTTTCTTCTTAACCTCACCTTCGTAAGACGTGTATTCCTGCTCCCATTTCTCAGCCAAGGCAATGAGTTCTTCGTCCTTCATCTCTAATTCGAGTTCCGGGACAAGCTCAAGCTGGCTGGTGGTGCCAGTCTTTGTTTTATTGGTGTTATCACCAAGAGTTAAGAATCCATCCAATAGACCCATTCGTTTACGTTATTGCGGCGGGCGGGTAGTGCTTTTGCTGCCTATCTAAGAGACAAATCTGATAGTAGGAGTTTGTGCTAAGTGACTATTTCCCTGAGCCGTACGTTTGGATGTACCAACACGCCGCAAAAAAATAAACGCAAAAAAAGACGCAACCTTTCGGTGCGTCCTCTCGTTTTCGAGTCAGACTTACGTACCCTTTCGGGCAAATAAACTAAACTTTATTCAATTACTTTAAAGATAGCAAACTTATTTAAATCTGTCAAGCCCTTAACAAATTTATAACTGTATTTCGGTTCTACTTGGCTGACTTCTCCTTCGTGAAAGGTGATGAGAACATTACCAAATCCGTTTCTAGCTACGTCTTGTAACACTACTTCTATTTGAGCTAATACATCTGGAGGAATCATACGCGCCAGTCTGATGACTTCTTAGAATAAAACGTCTTTCGTATATCTTCTGGTGTGACAACTTCTTTCGCTTCTTCTTGGGCGTGAATTTTTGTGGGTTTATTCAAAACTGTTCCACCATTCCCAAACCTACTCATACCTATACGCCAATAAGCTGTCGCGAAAGGAAAATCTGATTGACCGTTCTTGACCCATTTCTTAGCCTTTAATATATTCGTTTTAGAATCGTATTCCTTGATGCGGGTCAGGTTATTCCAGTGCATCATCCTCCTCTCCCCTCTCACCCCAGTCCTCTACTGTCCCCATAACTGGTACGCGTTTAGAGGTGAATTCATCTACAACAAGCTGGAGTGTGCGGTTTCTATCAGCTATTACAGCCCCTTGTTCGTCATGTTTCCCCCACCTTACTAACTCTTTAGTCTTTCTGTCTTCACCAAATAAACAGAGGTATACACGGCCCGGGTACTTTTCTCTTAAAGCCCTAGAACCGATAAGGTCTCCCATCTGATCGCATATCACTGTCATTCGAGGCCACCTTGTCATTAAGTCTTCAATCTCGGTGTAGTCTTTCGCAACAGCATAGTGAAACAACCCTTTTTCAGTTCCAAGTACATAGTAAAGTGAAGTACCCGTATCAAGGCCCATGACAACTCTTTCGTTCGCACCAGGGTAAAGGTTTTCATTGGTTAAGTTTTGCTCAAAAGCTGTTTGAGTAAGTTTATTCCCACCCCCGACAAACGGGAGTCCGAGGACTTTGTTGTAGAAATATTCATCTGATTTATTTTTGTAGTAACCAAGGATTTCCTTAGCTGACACCGTTGGAACCACTAGCAAAGGAATCCAGTAGCCTCTAAAGTCTCGTTCTTCTGTTTGTTTATATTTTGCAACCCATCGACCCCTGCGTCTGTCGTCATCATATATCTCTTCCTTGCAGTCTTTACACTGATAAATCTTACGCTCCTTACAGATAGATTCAGGCCATGAGAGGTACTGGTCACTACCACAATGAGAGCAAATAATGAACCAATGATGCATATCCGACATCTGCCAAAATTTGTCTACCCCTGTATTTGGTGCAGATGGATGACTAAAATAGTGTTCAATCTTGTGCTTAGAAGCCTGTAGACGTGTAGCATATTGTTCTACCACTTCCATTTTGCAAGCATCTACTTCGTCGTAACAGTTCCAATCACTTGAAACCATGATAGCGGCTTTGCTGGTCCAACTCCCTCTGAAGTGGATGTAGTGGTTTCCTATCTGTTTTTGGTCAATTGTATCTTTATCTTTGGTCCACGTCTTAAGTATTTCATTCTGAGCTATAATTCTGTTCACTTTGGACCCTACCATCGTATTTACATCCTCATAAGTAGGAAGGACATAAATCGAGTCTAATCCCATATTCTTAACCCCCCACATAGTTTTGATCGCTTCCATCGTAGTAGCTCCCACCTGGGCTCCTTTCATAATAACCAACTTAGGCGAGAAATCCCTGTAGATATCAAACAAAAACATGTGGTCTTTGAAGTCTATGGGTATTCCTGTCTCATTTTTAATCCCGTTCTGTTGGATAAAAGCATGGATTGATATTTCCTGAAGTGATTTAGCCATTACAGTATCAACCCGTCTCCCCAACACCTAAGACATTCTTGGTTTTTATTTACTTCTTTTATTTGTCCGCATTTTAAGCACGATAGTTCTAATAGTGATTTAAGCTCTCTTACTAAGCACCTAGCACATCTATCAGGGCTATGGTCGTCTTCATCGCAATCAGGTAAGACTGTATACCCGTGAAAACCACAATGGCAACCATCAAAAGTTTCTTCTATGTTATTAATCAGCGAGAATACTGTCTTTAAGTCTTTCTTCATACTCTTGTGCTATTTCTTTTTCTTTAGGAGTCATAGTTATATCACCTGTGAGGTTTACATTGATGCTTTGAGTCTTTTCTGCCGCGTAACTTCCTTTTACCTTATAAGCGAGGTCTAAAGCCTTGATTTGTATTTGGCTTTGTTCATCGTCTAAGAGTTGGGTATGTTTCTTAGCGAGAAAATCATCTGGCAAGTATTTATCTAGAATTTCTTTAAATCCTGCACTTTCCAACACAACTTTTGGGTTTTCAGATATACCTTTGCTATACCCTACATTTTCCAATATTTCACCGGTAGTCTCAGCTTGACTTCTATTGCTTTGAGTATTTCTTTGGCTGCTCTCTTTTGTTTAATTGTTGCCATCTCTTTGTTTTTCCACTGGTATTCCTATGTACTGAGGCTTGAAATTCTCATCATCTACTTGAGAGCCCATACCTTCTAAGTAAGTATTGAAATCTTCTTCACTTAAAATATACTTTCCGTCTGTCAAATCTCTGTCCTTGAAGAACTCATGTATCTCTCCTTTGTTATCGTCAAACATAGTTTCTTAGTTATTTTTATACTCTCTCTCGAAATACTGATTATCCGGCTGAAGTGTTTCTCGTTTATGAAAATCTCCGTAAACCTTGTTGTCTATCTTTCCCTTGTGCTTTTTAAAATAGTGCTCCTCTTTACAGTTCTCACAGTATTCGTGGGAAATTTCTGCTGTTTCTAATATGGTTTTAGGCCTATGATATTGTGTTGTGCCTTTACAGTGTTCCATCCCAGTGTTGTATGTCCATGATGGCGAACTTTTCTCCTTCTATCTCGTAGTAATTAGGTGCCCAAGTTTTAAATAAGATTCTATCTCCTTGCTTTACTTCCGTTATATCTGAGGCGGTTTGCACGACTTCGGCTATTTCCTTTACGATGTTGTCGTTAGGAAGGGCTATGCCTAGGTCAGTTGTGGTTTGTTTATCGACCTTGATTACTACTTTTCCTTTTGGAAGTCTTGAGAGCTTCATACTTTTTTCTCTTGTTTGTTATATGCACCTCCGAGAGTAAGAGCTATTGAAGCAAGTGATACTGCGTTTTCAAGTACCATCTTTGTTACTTTAAGGCTGTCTATGATACCAGCTTCAAACATGTCTTTTACAAATACGTTGTTTTTAGCGTCGTAGCCTCCCCTTCCTATGTTTTGAAGGACATAATTAGGGTTGGCTTGCCCTGTGTTTTTTACGATTTGCTTGAGTTGAATACTGAGGGAGTCTTTTACAATGTCGTAGCCTTTTTGAACATCTTTATCTTCAAAGTGAGACATGAGCTTCACTTGTGAAAGTGCGACTCCTCCTCCTGCGACTACCCCTTCTTCCATTGCACTCTTGGCATCATTGACTGCATCCTCAGTCTTTTGCTTCTTGTAAATAAGATCCGATTCAGTAGCTCCACCTACGTTTATGACACAAACTCCAGCACTTAATTTGGCGATTCTCTTCTTTAAGCGGTTTTTTTCGTACTCGTCAGTCTCTTTTTC